TTTTTGCGGTTGTTTCGCACGTTCGGGTTTAACTTGTCATACAACCGCAAAAGTGCTTGACTGTGCGCCATTAGTTTTTTGAGTCTGTCGTTGCGCTGTCGAGTATGATTTCAAACACGACTTTGATTTTTTCGACAAGTTGCGCAAGTCGCTTGCCGTCAACCGTATTGAATAATTGACAAAACGATTTGAAGTCGGCGATGTCGTCGCCTTCCAAAAAGCAATACAAGGCTTTTAAGTGCGACAAAACGTGTACCGTGTCAATTTTGCCTTCGTCGCGCATACGCTCGATGTACGCAAAAAGCGTTTCGTTTTTTGCGTTGTGCGGGAAGTTCGCCTCCCAACGTTGTTCGGCAAAAAGCGATGTGTCGATTGTGACGACGATTTCTTTGTCGACGGTGACAAGTTTTTTGGTCTTTTCGTCGAGCGACGTTTCAAAGGTCGGTAAAGTTGTTTTAATCATACCGTTACCACCTTACGCCTGCGAGTCGGGCATTTCGGGCAACACGACTTCGTCACCAAACGTATCGTACCCCTCGTCGTCGGGCGTTACCGTCATTTGCCATACGATAACGACGTTGCCCTTTTCGTCTTTCCACTCGGCACCGTTTGCGCCTTTCAAGGGCACGCCTTCGATTTCAAGCGGCGTATCGAAAGTCGACTCGTTGATGTCGTCGGTGTTTTGGTCGAACGACTCCGACGGGCGGGACGACGTAACGCCGTAAAGCCAAGTTTTTGCAACGGGTCTGCCGCCGTCCTCGTCAACGCCGCAAGTTTCAAAATAAATGCAATGCGTTACGGTCTGTTGTTGCTTAATATCGGCAAGCCCGTTTTTAAGACGCTTTTTGCGCCCCATTGCGATTTCGTATTCGTCGTTGACGTTATTTGTCGACATCGTGCCCGTTTTGCCTTTGTCGTTTACGATAGCGCAAAGACGGCGACCGTCGCCGAAAATCTTTTTGACGGACGAGTCGGACTCCAACGCCATTTTTGTTGCGGTGCCGTACGGCAACGGTTTTGCCCACCCGTGCGGCGCGGTTGCGTCGGGGGTTGCATACTTGATGTTTTGCACATTAAAACGCACAAGCGTTTTTTTGTTTTCTTTCATGGGTTTAATTACCTCCGTTATTCAAAGTATTTTTGATTGCCGCGAATATCTGCGGCTCGGTTGCGTCAAAGCATTTGCGTATAAACCCGTAATGCTTTGTGTTTTCGCCGTATTCCAACACTTGCGATAAAGGCACATCGGCGCGAGCCTCGCCCTTGCCGCCGCCTTTTTTCTTTCGGTGCACCACACCCTTCGCGGTCTTTGTGTTGCCGACGTATCGGTGGTTTGGGTATTCCTTTTTGATTTTCCAACTATGCGCCATTTCGCCTGTATCACGCGGTGTTGCTTGTTCAAGGGCTTTGACGAGCACTTCTGCACCTGCTTGTATTGCCTTTTGCCGCACGTCAAACATCTGCTCCGAGTAGTCGTCCAAGATGTCGCCGATAGCCGCGTCAAGGTCGGTTAAGTTTACTTTTTCAGCCACTGTCCGTTACCCCGATATACAAAAACTCGACACCGACCCCGCGATACCCGTTGTCGGTTTCGGGTAAATCGTGCTCACCGTTCGCAAGTCTAAAACGCGGGTCGGCTTTGAAGGCTTTTTTAATTGCCTTTATGCGCCGCTCCGCGTCCTTGTATCTTGCGTCGGTTTTGTCGTAAGTGTAATAATAATTGACATCGACATATTGCCGCGTAAGTTGCGCGTTGCCGTCGCCGTACGCACCGTCGCGGCTTGATACAAGGCGATAAACGACATACTCGTCATTGTTGACGGGCACCGTCGAGCCTTTGATTGTATCGACCTTTACGCGCCGTATGTGGTGCGATAGCACACCGTCGGGCAATAGCAATTCGTCAAGTTTTTTTTGCATAATGTCGGTGATTGTCATTGATTACCTCGCGACATACTGCTTGACGTTAAATTCAAGCATTTTGTTTTCGTTCAAATAGTTATCAGCCGCCGACGCAAGCACAAACACGCTTGCCGCGTCCGTCCTGCCGTAAAGATAAATGCGCACATCGCCGTTTACCAACGCGTCGTATATGCGACACACAAACGGCATACGCACACGCGCGGGACGTATAACATTGTCGGCTTGTTGTTGTATTGCGACCGCACCGTACGAGCCAAGCCATTCGCAATAAAAGCAATCGGTCATTATCGGCGTGCCGTCGGTATTTGTGCCGACGCGCACTTTGATTGTTTCCCATGTTGTCGACGCGCCGCCGCCCGCCGTGTACGATGTCGATTGCTCGGCAAACTTAATCAACGTACGGGCGCATTTGACTTGTTGCTTTGCCACGTTCGTCACCTCCGCAACTGCGATATAAGCGCAACAACCATACCGTCTTTTTTTATGATTGCGTCGTTGTCGCCTTTGTCGCGATAGTCTGCCCATATCGCCTTAACCGAGTACGCGCGACGAGATGTCAACTTGTCGTCGGGCACCCCACTTTCGCGCATAAATTCGGTTGCCTCGTCGATGTAGCCTTGCACTATTGATTGTTTTTGCGGGTCGCTGTCGTAGTAACCCAAAGAATATAAGATTTGGTCAACTTCCGTCATACCGTCCCTCCTTAATCGTTCGCCGATTATGCGTTGCCGTACTTCAGCAACCCGCAATCAATCGTTGTGTTTTAGCCTGCCGACGCGGGCGTGGTCGCTTTCTTGCCGTAATAGAATTTGCTCGGAGCCGCTTTGCCTGCCACCATAAGATGTGCCGTATATTCGATAATGCGGGTCTTGCCGTGTACTTCTGCGTACACTTCGGTGGGTTTAACAAAGTTAAGCAAATAGTTTTTCGGGTTGCCGATTACAAAGTCGCCGTCGTGCAAACTTTCGTCGACTTCGACGGGCACGGTTGCAATCGACGATATGCCCGCGTTGTTGTAAAGCGGGAAAATGTAACGACCGTCTTTGTCTTTTTCAAACGCCATGTCAAGCGACATCGAGCGCGAGATGTAAATTTTTGCGCCGATACGTGCGCGACGGGAAAGCGAAAGCAAACCCGTCTTAATTGCCGCCGCCTCGTTGCACTGTACGCGGTGCCCTGCGTTGCGCCGACCGTAACGCCCGCAATGCGCTCGTCGGCACCCGTACCGTAAAGCACTTCGTCGGCGAGCAATAAGTTCATTTCGTTTGCAAGGTCTTTCAACAAATACTCGGCAAATTCCTCGTCGGTAAGTGCCAAAAGTTCCATTGTGACCTCAATCGTAAGCGGGTAATTGCCTTGTGCAAGCGTAAGTTTGCCCCACTTGATAGAGCGGTCGTCTGCCTTGACGGTTTCCTTTTTGCCCTTTGTTGCGCCGTTGCTGTCCTCGACAACATAAGGGAATATCAACGCGCCCTTGATGTGCGAAGGCGCGACATCGCGGTAAAACGCGGAGTCGACGGTATCAAGTTCGAGCAAGTCGTAAAGCACGTTTTGCGGAATAAACACGCCGCCGTTGTTTACGCCGTCAACCGCCGCCGACGGTTGCGTGTAGGTTTCGCTCGTTGTGGTAATGGCGATACCGATTGCGCGTTTTTCGTTTTCGTTAAGTGTCGCGGGCAATTTATCAAGTGCCGCGCGTACCTGTTTGCCGAAAGCCGAGCGAGCATAGCGCAACGCGGTTGCTTTGTCCATATCGGGCGTTGCAACGCCGTTGTGGGCGTTTGCGCCGTTTGCCGCGATAATCTGCTTGCCGCGTTCCTCTGCGCCGTTGTCGGCGGGTTTAGGGGTCTTTTCGCGTGCGGCGCGAAGTTCTGCGTCGTGGTCGTCCTGTGCTTTGCGTGCCGCGTCCACGTCTAACTGTTCAACGGCATAGTCGATTTTTGCCACTCTTGCCTTGATTTCGGCAAAACGCTTTTCGTCTGCGCCGTCAATTTCTGCGATAAGTGCGGCGCGTTCTTCCAAAAGTTCCTGTTTGGTTTTCATAGGTTTTTCAAACCCTCCTTAAATAAAAATTTTTCTTTTGCAAGCCGTAAAGCCGCTTGCTCGCCTGCCGCCCTTTTTTCGTTGTCCAACGCCGCCGCCGTGCGTGCTTGTTCAAGTACGCTTTTTGCGTTGTCCAACGCGGCGGAGCGGGCGTATATCGAAGTTTGCGGGTATGCGCCGTCATTGACCGCCGATACCTCGAAAACTTTTGATATTTTTGTTATGCGACGGTGTGGCAAGTCGGTATCAAGCCCCGACCATTCGTCGCCGTCTATTTTGACCCCGAAGGCAAACGACATATCGCCGATGTCCTCGCGGTCGACCGCCGAGCATAATTCGCGGGCGGTGCTATTGTTTTGCACGTCAAGTCGTGCGTTTATGTGTAAACCCTGCGCCGTGACTTCCGCGTCCATAGTTGAACGTTTGCCGCGACGGTGACGCGCAAGCGGTATCATACCGTCGTTATGATTGACCATAAACTTGATGTCGGTTAAGTCTGCACCGTCAAGCGCGTGCGGGTCTATTTCCTCCGTAAAAAAGTTGCCAATTTGCGTGCGCACACCAAACACAATCGGGTACCCTTCCACCACGCCTTCCAACGGTTTAATATTGACGGGCGTTGCGTCGGGTGCCGCACGATATACAATGCCGTTTTTGCCGCTTTCGGGCGGCGTTTGTCCGTTATT